GCGGTGATGGTCACGTCAGCAACGCACCAGCCGGGCTGGTCGGGATACCAGAGCGCCGTCATCTCTACGCGCAGCGCCGGTGCGGCCACCGTGCCGACCAGAAGCACGCGCAGCGCAGCGCCTTCGCCGCCGCGAGTTCGCCCATCGCGCCGATGATGTGTCGGCTGACGTTCTCGCGGTAGTCGCCGCGCTGGCCGAAGCGTTGGCGGCACCCCTTGGTGTGCGCCTCGATCCAACGCTTCAGCCCGCAGCACGCGGCGCGCCACTGCTCCTGGTTGGTCAACTCGATCAGCACCGGCGTTCACCTCGCGACTGCGCCGCCGGCAAGCCATCGGGCAACGTCTCGTTGCAGATGTCGCGCACTTCCGCCGTGCGCTGCCGCATGAGCAACCTGTCGTCGTCGCTCTGCGACCAGACGCCTCGGTTCATGCACTCGGCGGCCAACTGCGCCGGTGACGTGTTTCGGAGGCATGTCCTCAAGGATCTCCAAGACCATTCTCGCGCCTGCTCTTCGTCTTCGAGGCCAGCAGCCAACTTCTTGATCCGCGCCGCGTGTTGTTCCCGAAGGCGGCCCACCAAGTCGTCCGCCACGTCGGCCATCTTCTGCAACCGATCGTTCAACGGGTCGCCGTCGAACCGCGCCGCCGCACGACGCAATGACTGCGCGGCATCGCCGAGGTCGTGGATACGCGGGTCCTGGCTCGGCGTCAGGTCGGCGAGGAACCGCACCGCGAACGTCTGCTCGCGTTCGTCCTTCGAGTGAGCCAGCGTCCACAGGCGATCGCGCGCCTCGTCGTCGAACTGCGCCCAGTTCGCGACCATCTTCTCGGCCGCGATCGCGTGCGCTCGCTGCTGCTCGCACAGCCCGACGATGCGCTTGCGCTCCTTCGCCGGCATCGCGTCGAGCAGCTTGCCCACCTTCACCGCCGCCCGCTGCGTCCAGTCCGGTGCCTGGAGCAACGGGTATCGCTCGGCGATGGCGACGTGCTGCTCGGCGTCGGCCTTCGTGATCTCCTCCATGGCCTGCTCGACGTTGACGGCGGCCTCGGCGAGCAGGTCTTCGTCGGCAGCGGCGTGCGATGCGCGGATCGCGGCGAGCGCGGTGCGCAAAGTCTCGACGACGCCGGCTTGCGATGGCGTCGCGTTCCCGGAGTTGGCGTCGATGGCGTTCATCGCCTCGATGCGAGCTCGGGCTTCGTGCAGCAGTTGCCGCCACGGCTTCGCGCTCACGCCGGCACCTGCCCGCCGTTCCGGCGCTCGCACTCCCTCCAGAACTCGCAGTAGCGACGGCTGCACATCATGTGCGTGCGGTTGGGCAGCCAGTCGCCGGTGCGGAAGGCGTTCTCGATCTGCCGGCGGATCATCCCGGCGCGCTTCAGGAACGCGAACCGCGCGCTGTCGCTGATCGTCGCGCGGAGCACCTGCGTCTGCGGTTCCTTCGTCGTCGTCAGCACGTGGAACTCGAACGTCGGCAGGTCCGCAAGCAGCGTGTAGGCCGTCGGCTGCGAGCGGCGCTCGAAGGCGTCCTTGCCGTAGGCACGGCCAGCCGTCTTCAGGTCCGCCGCGACCTCGACGCCGGCGGGATCGGCCGCGCGAAGGTCGAGCACGCCCTTCAACTCGAACGAGTCGCCGGTCACCGGGTCGACGACGACCTTGGTGATCGTCTGCTGCACCGCGCGCGGCTGCACGAACTCGGCGATGCGGTCGCGCCACTTCGCCATCGCCTTCACGCCAACGTCGAGCAGTTCGCCCTTCGACTCGTCGCCCCAATCGTCGACGGCGGCGCTCGCGTAGTCCCACGCGGCTGCAAACTGGTCCTGCACGTCCTTCCGCGCCGGCGTCCGCCCGGTCGCCATCTTCGCGCGGTAGACCTCGTTGCTCGTGTCGTCGGCCGCGATGCCGAACTGCAACGACGCGCGGAAGTTCTCGGGAAGGCGTTCCACGTAGCGGAACGCGAACTGCTGGAGGCACTTCTGCGCCGTTTCCAGCTTCGACGGGCTCACTCGCCCGATCAGGCCGGTCAACTCCACTGCCATCGCCAGACTCCTTCCGGTTCGCGAGCAGCTTCCACGCCGCACGCCACCGGATCACGGGTTTCAGTCGCCGGGCGGGTGGTCCGCCGACGACGCTCGAACAGCTACCGACTCGCCGGCGGCCTGTCCATCGCCTGTCACCAACTTTCGCAACGCTGGGCTGTTGATCGTGTCGCCGACCTGCACAAGTTGAAGTCCGTAGTCGTTCTGCGGCAGCTTCGCGAGGTCGATGCCGGGCTTCAACTTCAGCGGCGTGTCGAACCGCAACCAGTTGTCGCGCACGACGTGCTGCGGTCGCTTGAAGCGTCGCCCGGTCGTCACGACGTAGGGCCAGACCCGTTCGAGCGAGCGAGCCATCCGCAGGCGGCCGTCGCCCTTGTAGAGCTCGGTCGCGTTGCCGCCCTTCATCGTCATCGTGCGCATCTTCTCGATCAGGAAGCAGGCGAAGGTCGCGCCGCACCACCTGCATCGCACCTGCGCGGGGGAGCCGCGGCGGCCACGGCACTGCGTGCAGTTGCGGCGCCGGAAAGTCGTCGGACGCTTCCTGCACACCTGGCACGATCGGTACTTGCGGCGGACGATGCCGGCGCATGCCAGCGAGCAGAACCGGCGCGGCTTAGGATCACGGCGCTGCCAGTAGGGCTCGTGGCAGGCAGCGCACAGGGCGAAGCGCACCCAGCGCACCTGCCCCTGCACCAGCCGGCGGTGCCACGGGCCAGGATCCTCGGGCAGCGGCGAGGCGACGCCAGGCGGCGGGATCGCATCGAGAGCCAGCAGCACCGGTCGACCTCGGCCGCGGCCGCGTCGCCGGCGCAGCTCGTCGAGGCGCGCGAACCGGCGGCGGGCGTTGACCCAAGCGGCCAGCGGCACGCCGCGCGTCGGGTCGTAGCTACGGCGCGCCTGCCACTCAGCCAGCGCCTCGATCTGCGCGAGGTCGTCGTCGCCCCGCACTAGGCGAGCAGCGCGAGCAGCACCGTCGCTGCGACGCCAAGCGCGAAGAACACCAGCATGCTCTCGCCGTCCTCGCGCACGCTGCGCGCCGAACGCCCCTGACCGCCACAGAAGAACTCGTTCTCCCTGCTCATCGGATTGCTCCCTGGGCTGCGAGGATCACGTCGGCGATGCGCGGCTGCAGCCATAGCCACGCGATCACCACGCGCACTGTGCGCGTCTCGGCCGCCGCCAGCGACGTGCCGGCAGGCAGCAAGGCCCAAGGATCGCCGAGCTGGCGCACGATCACGGCGTCGCCCATCGTGATCGCCAGCGCGCTGGCCAGTGTCACTGCATGGCGCGCAGTGATGGCCACGTCGGCGACGCACCAGCCAGGCTGATCGGGATACCAGAGCGCCGTCATCTCTACGCGCAGCGCCGGTGCGGCCACCGTGCCGACCAGAAGCACGCGCAGCGCAGCGCCTTCGCGCACGACGTCGCCGAGCGCCAGCGGCGTGCCGCCGACCTGCGGCAAGACCCATCCGGCCGGCAACGTGCGCGGCGCTTGTGGTGCAGGGCGCACGACTGGGAGAAAGTGCCCGAGCGCGAAGGACGCCACCGCCCCGGACGGCAGCCGCGCTCGGGCGTCGACGAGCCAGCCACCCCCTGTGGCCGGCCCGACGACAGAATACTCGGCCAGAGTAGCACGCATCGCGTAGTCGCGGCCGTGCTTCTCGGGATCCACCAGAACGCCGGCATCCGCCGGCGGGCGCGTGGCGACGACGCGCCGCACCCAGCCGCGCCACTCGTGCGCGCCGGTGTTGCGCAGCTCCATGGTCTGGGCACACATCGCGCCGCACAGACAGAAGAAGGCTACGCACAGGTGCATCATGGCTCCGCTTTCCTCTGCAGGATCTCGATGATCTCGTCCTCGTTGGACTCGAGCGCGTGCCTGGCGACCTCCTGCATCGCCTCCCTGGTCGGCGGGACGCTCTGGTACGCCTCCCACTTCACGCGGTCCTCGAGCCTCGTCAGCGGGCTCGCCCGCGGGGCGCAGCCTGGGGCCTCCTGCCACAGCAGGCAGGAAGCGCCGTCCACGAAGAGGATCGCGCCGCGGCAATCCCAGTCGTGGTGGCGCAGCGGCAGCGGCGCGCCGGCATGCAGCAGCACCAGCTCGGTCATCATCGCCGCGATGTCAGGCACGGCCTCGTGCGAGACCGGACGCATGTGCCGCGCGATGTGCTCCGCCCACTGGAACACGTCCTCCTCGTACCGATCCGACAGCATCTTGCGCATGCCGAGGTACAGCATGCGCAAGCCCGCTTCATCTCGGAGAGAGGAAACGACGGCGTTCGTGTTCTTCAGGCCCAGCAGCAGCACCTCGGTGCTCGTCGCAGCGAGACTGACGGCCATCGGGTCGCGCAGCCGCGCGATGCCATCGTCCGCTTCGCGGCGCACGATGCCAAGGATCTCCTTCGTCAGTTTTCCGCTATCGCGCAGCTCGAGCTGCGCCGCACGTGCCATGCGGATGCAGAAGTCTCGCTTTGCGAGCCCGGCGATCTGCGCGCCGGTCTTCGTTGGGGTGATTGCGTCCATGGGAACGAGGCTACCCCGGGCGCGACAGCGTGTCAAGCGATTTACAGGATGACGCGAGGCAGACGGCTAGCGCGGCTCGGGAGTGGCTGCGGAGTCCGTGCAGTGGTCCGCCCTTGCCGGCAGCATTGCTGCCGCCGTGCAGAAGCAAGCACGCGGCCCATGCAGTCGCGTCGTTGCGCACCTGCACCTCGCCGAGAGTCGCGGCGGTCAGCGCCCGCTTGATCTCCAGGCGGGTGATCTCCTTCGGCCCGTACTCGTACAGCCGGCCGAAGAGCAGGCCGGCGATCCACGCGCACTCGACGACCTGTGGCCGCGTCGGACCGTGCGCAACCGGGCGCTCGATCGCGATCGTCTCGGCGTCCTGCAGGGCGCGCAGGAACCGTGCGTCGGACGAGTACCCGGACTCAGGGAACATCCCAGCCGCCACCACGCGGCGCGCCGCCGGGTCGTAGAGGCACCAGCCGCTGGTTGTTCCGGGATCGACCCCGAGGATCATCGCTTGCCTGCCGGCGACGCCTTCGCGATCGCGTCGGGGATCTCGTGACCTGGCCAGCGATGCCGCAGGCTCAGGCAGCGATCGACCACAGCACTCGGGATTGGGCGGCCGGCCTTCTCGCAGGCGACGGCCGTACGCAACGCGGCCTTGAGTTCGTCGATCTCGGCGCTGTCGGGGCCGGCCGTGGTCGCCGGGATCGGTGCTGCGGCACGGAGAAGTTCCCGGCCTCGAGCAAGGATGGTGGCGATGTCCCGCTCTGGCACGCCGATCTCGCGCGCGACCTCCTCGGCGGTCGCCCGGTCGCCGTCGATCCGGCAGCGGACGTAGTTCGCCCGGTCGTCGCGGCACCAGCGATCGACCTCGGCCCTGCTGGCATCGGCGGGGATCCGATCCGGGACCCACCGGACCTCATGCGGCAGCGGACGCTCGACAGCGGACTCCCTGGCGGCCCTGCGGGCCCGTGCTGCCACGATCTCCGCGAGATCGGCCAGACGTAGCCTTGCATCGCGATCGTCGCTCAGAATCGAAGCCAGGACGGCTGGGCGGGCGTCCTGATCGCGGACCGTACGCCGCACGTGCTCGGCGAGCGCCTGGACGTCGCCGACGGTGATGCCTGCCGAGAGCAGTCGCCCGGCCAGAAGCCGGCGTTCGGCAGGGTGGCCCTCGTGGACACGTTCCGCGGCCAGCTCGTCGATGAGGTCATCGATCATCGCCGGGTCCTCCGCAGGATGCGGCGCGCAACGTCGCCCGCCCGCTCGGTCGAGGGTCCTGGTACCACGGTACCGTTCCCCTCACCATTCTGCTGCTGATCAGAAGCGGTACCATCCATCCATCCATCCATCTCTGCTTCTGCTTCTGTTCTGTACTCTGCTTCTGCTTCTGCTTCTGCTTGCGCAACGTTACGGTCATTCGCCGTAACGTTACGCGTAACGTTACGCCTGTAGCGGCGCATCCTCTCTGCAGCGGTGTAGTCCACGTCGCGGTACCGCGCGAAGTTCAGCACCACGTATCCGCCGTCGACGCGCACGAGGCGTCTGCCATCGAACGCCGTCGACCTGCTGTGCGGGTCCGGCTCTCCTAGCCTCCGCAGCGACTGCCATGCATGGTCTTCCGGCACCCTGGAAGCGCGCACGATGCCGCTGCCGGCCGCGTCCACCCACCCGTAGCGGCCTGGCGGGACGACCCATCCGGTCTCCCGCAGCTCGCGGACGTCGATCTGCGGCATCGGGTGCTTTGTCTCGATCGGCCTTGCCATCAGGCACGCGGTCAAGAAGACCAGGACATCGGCCGGTTGCGACCAGAGAGAGGACGTGAGGATGTTCTCGTCGAGCTTGAGGAACCCGGGCATGCCATCGGTCTACCGCCGGACAAGGCGTAACGCAAGCGTGACGAGCCGTAACGTTACGTTCCGTCACGGAGGTGACCGCGCCGCCCGTGTTTCATGACCGGCGCTCCCAACAAAGCCGGCGTCGCGAGTTCTCCACGCGCACCATTCGGGCGGAACGATCGGTCGCGCATGGGATCACGACGCGACCCGCAGGATCATCGCCATTTATGAGGGGCCCGCGCCTGCGCCGCGGCGACCGCAGCATACCCCGCGCCTCCAATGTCGTCAAGCATCCCCCATCCCCGGTCGCTGCTTGACAAGCGTGGCCACCGGCCTTACGATGCCCCGCCACAACGCCGGGTTGTTGCTGGCTGTCGTACTCGACGGCGACCACTGGCCGGATGCGGCGTCTCCGCGCCCTGCTTGCGGATGCCCCGGCAGGCCATGCAGCTGTGCGCCGCGCGCACGACGCAGCCCGCGCCCAGGGGCCGCAGGTGGGCCATCAGGTCGGCCACGATGTCGGCCGTCATCCGTTCCTGCACCTGCAGCCGGCGGGCGTGGGCCTCGACGAGCCGGAGCCGGGCGGAGTCGCCGGTCCCTTGACACTCGCTCATCGCGCGCTAGCCTGCCGCCGGCCAAGCATGACCAAGACCAGGGATCTCGTCGCCCTCCACCACCGCCGCGGCCGGACCGTCGGCGAGATCGTGGCCAAAATCGGAGTCGCACGGAACACGGTCTACTACCACATCCGGAAGCTGTCTCTGCGCCCGATCCGCCGGAGCCCTCTCGCCGGCATCGACGTGCCCGCCCTCGTCGCGCAGCACGGCCAGGCAGGGGTTGCGCGGATGTTCGGAGTGTCCCGCCAGGCCGTGCATCAGGCCCTGCGCAAGGGGAAGTGAGGGAAAGGGGAGGAAAGGGAAGGAAAGGAGAGGGAAGCGCCGCCCCCCACACAAGGGCGGCGCTGGCGATTAGCCTCGCGGATCGGGGTCCTGCATTGGGGCCACGATCCCATGATCGGCCGCAGCCGGATCCAGCCCGTAGGCCTCGATGACCTCAAGGTTCGCGATGCCGCCGTACTTGGCGAACATGCTCACGAACCGCTCGATGGCGCCGGGTTCCAGCGGCAAGCGCAGCGGGATGTCGCAGGTCGCGCACCGCTGCGGTTCGGGCCACCACTCGCCTTGCGATGCGCCGAACGGGCCGAGCGCCCCGTCCGGGGCGCAGTGCGGGCAGAAAATCTGATCGCCGCCGATATAAGCTTTCTTGGGATACGACTTCATGGGGGAGGGGGTGACGGGGTTGAAGGGAAGGGAAGGGAAGGAAAAGGAAGCGCCGCCCCCACACGAGGGCGGCGGCAGACCGAGGAATCATCGCACGCCTCGCGGCCGGCGTCAAGCGATGCCCCAAGAAATCCCGATGGCGCTCGGTAGTCCTTGTCCCGCAAGCACTACCGACAGCCGCCTAGATGGCGACGGTGCGCAAGGCGGCGACCATCCTGCGGCCGGTCAGCACCGCACTCTCCGGCGTCTCGTGGAGACCGTCGTTGCGGTCCCGCTCCAGGTCGTCGACGTCGACGGGCACGAACTGCGGATCCTCTTCCGCGACGTCGGCGAGCGCCTGGCGCACGATCTCGAGCTGCGCCGGTTGTGCGCCGTTGAACTCCGCCTGCGGTCGCCGCCAGATGATCGGGAACTTCTCGCCGCTCGTTCGCGTGGAGAAGTCGAGCCACAGGTCGGCGAGGAACCCGCGAAGCTGATCCGCGAACGTCTGGCCGCCGCCGGCGACGACCTGGTCGTTCGTGCCGAGCGACACGAACGCGCCGCGCACATCCGCCTGCCGCCCCTGCGAGTTGATGTAGGCAACGCAGCGCCCGAACGCCGCCCGCAGCATCGAGTAGTGCTCGGCGAACGCCTTCGCCCATCTGCCGCCGTTCCCGGTCCCCGGGTCGTAGGCGATGCCGCTGGCGTACATCGTGCTGCCGTTGCTCGCGCGCTTGAGCACCGCGAAGCCGTCCGGGTGGATGCGGCCGAGTTCCGCCATGATCGACAGATCAGGACCAGCAGTCGCGCTGATCGACCCGAACTGGTTGCTGTTCACCGTCGGGTGGTACGTCTCGAGAACCGCGCCGACGTCGCTCCAGATGCGTTGATTCGTCGGCCGCAGCAGGCTTCCCGGAGTCGGGCCGGAGATGTCGCGGCTCTCGCTCTTGAGGATCCAGTCGGCAACCGCGTGGCCGACGAAGATCGAGTCGCCAAGCATCAGGTAGAGCGGGAAGCCCCCAGGCGCAGGGACCGGAACGGGGTTCTGCGTGCGCACCATGAGGTCGCAGACGCCGATCCCCATCCTGATGTACTCGTCCTGCGTGTAGTACTTCGGCTCGTCCCCGGGCGCATCGGTCGCGGTCGCGATTCGCGCGCCTTCCATGTCGTACAGCGACACGAGCCCGTCCTGCCTGGCCACGGACCGCTGCAGACCACGGAAGAAGAGCGCACCGCCAGGCGCGGACGCGGACCACAGATCCTGCCGGTGCTGGATCAGCACAATCCGCAGGTCGGCGTTCGAGAACGCCGATCGCAGCCATGCGATCATCTGCTGCAGCCGCGCCTCGTAGACGAGAGCCAGCAGCGGGTTGCCGATGGCGGCCTCCAGATCTGTCATCGACAGGTCGATCACCACCCACTGCCAGGAGATGGTGTTCCCTCTCGCTGCGGCAGCAGCATCGACCCTGGCCTTCTCGGCGAGGAGATTGGCGCGCTGCCCGTCGTTCGGGGCATCGGCCCATCCGAGCGTTACCGCCGTCGTGGTCTGCCACTTCCAGAAGTGGAAGTACGGCGCGCTGCTGTAGAGCCCCTGGAAGACCCGGCGCACGAAGCCGGCGTCCGGACCTACGCCGTTGCCTACGCTGTAGGGCGTCGAGCCGCTGCGTAGCGATGGGCTCCCGACCTCGGTGGGGTGCAGCCACCCTGCGACAGGGTGGTAGTCCAGGAACATCCCGACGCCCAGGAAGAACGTCGCTCCGACCGTCGGAGCCGCCGGCCTGGCCGAGAACGTCAGCGTGTTGCTCGTGTTGCTGGTGATGACGAACCGATCGGCAAAGCCGACGTTCGGCAGTGGCGTGGCGTTGCGGACGGTGCAGAGGCGGCCGGCCCACTGATTCGTGGTCCACGGCGTCCCCGCGACCGTGATCGTGGTCGTCGTGCTCGCCGTGATGGTGTAGCTGGTCGAGTCCGCCGCCGGGTCGAACCACGGCCAGCACGACAGCGAGCCGGCGGTCGGGGCGCCCGTGCTCGGATCGTCCGGCACGATGCGCATGACCTCCCTATCGAGGAGGTTTGAGAGCCGGGTCTGCATGATGCCGTCCGCGACGGCGAACAGACCCGGGTTGCCGCCGGTGGCGTGGAAGGCGCCGATCCACAGGATGCCCGGGACGGTCGCCATGGATCAGCGCGGAACGATGGCGACGCTGGCCCGCACCAGCATGCCCTGGTAGTGGTCGGCGTTGGCAGTGCGCTCGCCGACAGGCTCCGGCGTGGCCAGGTAGGCGACGATGTCGCAGTTGTGCCGGCGCAGGACCTCGGCGACCTCGCGCCGGCATGCCTCGATGCGCTCGAGCGGCGCTGGCGGCGCCGGAGGCTGGGCAGGAGGAGTCTCTTCCGGATCGTCGGCCATCACAGCCCTCCCAGCACCATGGCGGCGATGATGATGGCGAACGCGGCGAAGATACCGGCGGCTGGCGATGCAGTCCGGCGCGGCGGGATCGCGGCGAACAGCTCGTCGCCGTCCGCTCGCTCGGGGTAACGGTAGGGTTCCATGCGTGGGGATGATAGCACGCCGGGCCTCACGCCTTCGCGACCCCGTGCTTGATGCGCGACATGACCCGCGATGCGGCGGTGCCTGCGGCAGCAGCGCCGCCGCTTGCAAGGTAGACCTCCTCCCTCGATGGCATCGAGCCTAGCTGCACGACAGCGGCGTGGAGGCCCTTGGCCTGCTCCGCGAACTGCGCGCTGGCGTTGGTCTTCATCTGCGCGATCGCGTCCGCGATCGTCGCGACGGCTGTGGCCGTGGCCTGCACCGTGCCGTCGATGCTGGCGGCCGTCACCTGGAGCTTCGCGAGCGTCTCCGGCGGCAGCATCGGCGCGATCGCCTCGATGATCGCCGCGGCCGACGCGCCGACAGCACCGATCGCCGCCGCGGTCTGCGCACTCGTCGCGCACGACGCCGCGAGCGCGAACAGCAGGAGGGAGATGCCGACGAGAATCCACTTGACAGGATCGCGCATGCCTCCATAGCGTGCCGCGCGTCCCCCCCACGCGCAACGCCGCGAGACCAGATTGCCGGTCCCTTCTGCACTGACGATCATCGCCGAGGCCCTCGGCGTCGCCGGCGACGGCGAAGGAAGCCGCTGCTCGCTCTGCGGCGACACGCCCTACCCCTCAGCCGGTCGGCTCTCCGCCCTCGGGGAGAAGTTCAGCGCCCACGCGCAGCTCGCAGACCCGGCAGCCGACAGCGTGTGCCGCGGTTGCGAACGGCTGCTAGCCGGTCGTCCCGGGTCGAAGCCGCCGCCGCTGCGCACCGTCTCGTTCCTCGTCCACGGCGGCGCGATGCGCGAGCTGCGCACGGCCGACTTCTGGCCGATCCTCACCGCGCCGCCCGCCGGGGCGTTCGTCGCGAGCTGGTCGGTCTCCAGGCAGGTCCACCACTGGTTGCACGCCCGCATCAGCACCCACGACCTGCTGCGGATCGGCTCCGATCACGGCACGATCGAGTACCGCCCCGATCGCGACGGCGCCCTGCTCGACGCGGTGCAGTCGCTGCTGTACTCGCCGACAGGCACGGCGCCGCTGCTGTCGCGTCGCTCGATCCTCGCCGGCGACTACCACCCCTCGGCCATGAGCAAGTTCGGCCTGGCGCGGCTGCGGGACCTCGATCGGATCGTCGCACCGCGCCGCGGCGACCCCCTGCTGCCCCTGCTCGTCGCCTGCGCCCCCGTCCACAGCAACCACCAAGAGGACAACGCCATGATCGACCCCGCCGACCAGCAGGCAGCCAGACTGCTCGCCTGCATCGCCGCCTCCAGCGACCACCGCCGCAAGGACGGCAAAGCGTTCTGGAGCGGCTTCTTCCGCCACCGCGTCGAGCGGTTCAAGGACCTCGACCTGGCGCAGTTCATCAGCCGCATGCTCGACGAGTGCTCCTGCTCGGGGCAAGACGCCGTCGCCGCCGCCAGGATGCTGCGCGAGATGCCCGAGGAAACCATGCGCGCGGTGCGTGCTGCCCTGTGCAACCGCCCGGCGCTGTGCGTCGCCCTGTCCTACGACGCCATGACGCAAGGAGCCTGACCCATGATCGACACCGTTCGCCTGGTCGCAGAGTCCCCCATCGTGCACTCCGGTTTCGGCGCCGTCGCCGGCAACGCCATGCTGCTGCGGCGCATCCGGCTGCCGTCGATCGAAGGAGCGCCGCGCATCCCGTGCGTCTCCGGCAACGCGCTGCGCGGCATCTGCCGGCGCCTGCTGATGCGCGAGATGCTCGATCGCGCAGGCGTCTCGCGCGAGACGCTCCACGGTCCGGTGTGGGACCGGCTCTACGGAGCCGTCGTCAACGGCGGTCATCTCGACAGCAGCGAGCGGTCCATCCGCCCGGAGGAGATCCGCTCGATCCGCAGCAACCTGCCGCAGGTCTCCGTGTTCGGCGCCGCCTTCTACTCCTGGATGCTCGCCGGGCATGTGAGCTTCGGCATCCTCTGGCCCAGGTGCATCGAGACGAGCGCTGCCGGCGTCGTCGCCCACGGCCCGGAGATGATCCGCGGCGAGGAGCTGGTCGAGGAGCTGTCCCAGGTGCGCCTCATCGACCGCGAGCACCAGGATCCCGAGGCTTCTGGCGTCACGCCGATGCCGGTGACGATGGAGGCGATCGCGCCAGGAACCGTGCTGGAGTCGACCATCATCTTCGCGCCGCACGCTTCGGAACTGGAGCGTTCTGCGGTCGCGCACGCGCTCTCTCTCGTCCAGCACATCGGCGGCAAGTCGGCGTCCGGCTACGGCCGCGTGCGCATGCTGCGCCCGCCGACGTCGAGCCCGGAGCCCTACCGCGCCATGCTCGAGGAGCAGCAGGATGCGATCCGCGCAGCGGTGCTGCGCCTCGCGAAAGAACTCACCGCAGCGCCGCCTGCGAAGCCGTCGAAGCGCGGCAAGGCCCCCGCGGCAGAACCGGACCTTGCTGGGGAGCCCGAGACGCTCCCATGATCGTCCGCGTGACCGCCGTGCTGCGCACCGAGGTCGCCGCCAGGGAGCAGGTCCACCTCGACTCGATCCTGATGGCGCAGCACCCGGATCGTGACCATCACCTCGATCGCCGCTCGCCGGCAGCGGCCATCCGGCAGTTGCCGCTGCCGATCCTGCGCATGGAAGGCGTGCCGATGTGCTCTGCCTGGAACCTCGGAGCGCACGAGGCGAGCCTGCAGTACATCGCCAAGCGCAAGGACGCCTACGACATCGACCAGCGCGCCAGGCCGTGGTCGCCATCGAGCGGCCCGGAGAAGAACTACATGGTGCCGCTGCCGACCGCGCTGGCGGGATCGGTGTGCTGGGACGCGATCGGCTCCCGGCGCGGCATCCTGGAGCTGCTCCGGTATGTGCGGCAGATCGGATCGGTGCGGCGGCACGGCTACGGAATCGTCGCCTGCTGGACGGCCGAGACCGTCGACATCGACCCGCTGCAGGTCATCCTCTCGCCGGACGGCCGCGCCCGTCGCTTCCTACCGGCGCGCTGGACGACCAGCGCCGAAAGCATCGAGCGAGGCCCCGTCGCGCCGCCCTACTGGCACCCGGCGATGGTCACCGATCGAGTCCGTCCTGGGACCCGCTGCGAACTGCGGCCCGAGATCGCCGAACGCATCCGACAATGCCGCTGATCCTCGTCGAGGAACTCTGGCCGGAGGACATCGCGCACTGGCGCAAGATGGAAGCCCAGGACGCCGCATGGGCCAGAACGCACCGACTTGAGGCGCTGTCGAAGCGAGCGATCGCCGTCATCGAGGGCTTCGCGGCCAGAGGCCCATGCTATGCCTCGGTGAGCTGGGGCAAGGACTCCCTCGTCCTGGCGCACCTCGTCTGGTCCATCGCCGAGTCCGGAGGCCCGCTGATCCCGATCGCGTGGTTCCGCGAGGAGCCGGCGACGAACCCGCACTGCTTTCTGGTCCGCGACCAGTTCCTGCAGTGGCACCAGCACCCCTACATCGAGACGAAGGTCTGGCTAGGATGGTCGGACGGACGCGGTCGCTACGACGAGAACCTGATCGACGAGGAGCGCACCGAATCCGAACCGATCATCAGGAGATTCACGAGTGCCACGAAAGAGCGCGAAGAAGGGCGGCGCTGCGATCAGCGGCGGTGGTGGGCAGAGTGGTGGCCGCAAGCCCAAGAAGGGCGGCTGATCTCCGTCACCGCCCTCGACCCGGACGATGACCGCTGGTCGGTCGGCAGGCTGATGGGCCTGCGCGCCGAGGAGTCCTCCCGCAGGCGGCGTCGGATGCTCCTCGGCCACACTCTCGGCGACTCATGCTGCCCGATCGGGATGTGGATGGCGCGCGACGTGTTCGCGTACCTCTACGCGCACAACCTGCCGGTGCATCCCGCCTACGCGATGACGTTCGGCGGCAGGCTCGACCGTGATCGCCTCCGGGTGTCGCTGCTCGGCGGCGAAGAGGGATCCGGATTCGGCCGCGAGGAGTGGGAACAGAGCTACTACCGCGAAGCCATCGATCGCGTGCGCCGGCGATCGAAAGCCACCTGAGCAGGCGTCAGCAAGGCGTAGAGCAGTGCTGCCGTCGACACCGACCACACCACCCACAGCAGCAGTTGCAGCGTCTGCATCATCGCACCTGATCGATGGTCGGCACGGTGATCGCGGGGTTGGCGGTCCGCAGCAGGGAACTCCACGACTTCATATCGTTCCTGCCCCAGCGATCCGCCATCTCGCCGTGCTCCAGTCGCTGCAGGCGATCGGCGAGCACCTCGATCTTGTGCGCGAGGCTCAGCAGCGTCGTGTTGAGCCACACTGCGCTGCCGATGCCCGTCAGCAGGACGGCGACGGCCGCGCTGATGGTGAGGACCCCGCGGTCGATGACCTTGCCGTTGCTGTTGCCGTTCATGGCATGAAGACCAGTTTCGCTCCGTAGATGCGGAAGTAGCTGTTCGCCGACGAGCTGTCCCACTGGTTGGTGATCGAAAGCGTCCAGTCGACGTCGGCCGGAAGCGTGGCATCCCCCGAGCCGAGGCCGCCGTGCGTGGCCGCGAACGCGCCCCAGTCGCCGAATCCGGACGTCCCGCTCACGGCCTGGGACAGCAGCAGCTCGCCGATGACTCTCTGCTTGTCGGTGGATCCGCGTGGCAACACGAAGATGCGGGCAACGAAGCCGCGGCGGTTGGAAGACGACGCGAAGCTGTTGGACTTGTCGAAGATCGTCGTCGTCGTAGTGCCGTCGCTGATCTTGATCCGGATTCTCGAGACGTTGCCTCCGCCGCTGTTCTGGAGGAAATCTCCCCAGATGTGCAGGCACCAGACGCCGGTCGCGCTGCTCAGGGCCGGGATCGTCGCCGCCACCAAGGTCCCCTCGGCCGTGCTGCTGGCTCCGACCGTGCGCACCGGATCTCCGGACTCGCTCCATTGCGTGTAGTGGACGCCGAGCATGCCTCGGACCTGGGCGACAGTCAGGTCCTCGGGATCTCCCGTTCCGGAGGTGATGCGCCCCTTGATCGCTGGCGCTGTCATGTTCGCCAGCTTGGCGTTGGTGACGGCATCGTCGGCGATGCCCGTGGTGCCGATCGTGCCGCTCAGGAGCGTGCGCCACGCGCCGCCGATGGCATCCCAGTGCTCGACGACATCGTTGCTGCCGCTGGAGTTCACGCGAATCGCGCCTCCGGACGGCGAGGCCGGCCGCTGCGCCGTCGTGCCGCGCGGGATGCGGAGCGCCTGCGTGCCGCCGATGGCGACGTCGATCTCGCCGCTGGACTGGATCACCCGAGCCGTCAGGAGGTCGCGCGCCACGCGGCCGCTGTCGAGCTGCCGGACCCTCAAGGTCTGATCGGTCGCGCCGTGGTCCTGGTCGATCGTGACGGATGCGGCTGCCAGCCCGCCGTCCTGCACTGGCCGGCCGAGGGCCATGGCGACGCCGGGCGCGACGGCGACGAACGACCGGGTCGTCGGGGACAGCACGCTCGCGGCGTCGCCGAGGCCGAAGTAGTCCGTCAGCTCGAGACCGGGAGGCGTGTAGAGGATGCCGCCGTCGGCCTCGCCGCCGCGCGCCCTGGAAGCGATCGGCGTCCGGGCGTAGCGCCAGTCGCCCGTGGCGAGGTCGATCGCACCCCAGGTCCTCACGGCGAGCACCTGCGGTCGCACCGCCTCGTCCCGAACGATCAGCGAGCGGTCGATGCCCGGGCCGTGCAGGAAGTCGGGCTCGCCGAGCAGGTCGAGCTGCGGCCGGAAGGCGATGCCGGCGAACGACTCCAGCATCGGGTGATGGATGGCGTAGAGCGCCAGGTCGGCACGGCCAATCTGGCCCACCATCGGTGCGCCGCCGACGCTCGGCCGCGCCGGCTCCGCCCTCCTGGCCCGGTTGGCTCCGCCGACCCACCACTGCGGATCGTCTCCTGGGCCGCCTGACGGGCCCGGAGACGACGGCGCGAGATCCCCGCCGGTCTCTGGAGCCCCCCCATTGCCAACGGGGCCTCCTGGGGCCGCTGGGGCCGCTGGCGGGGCTGCGGACGGCCCGCTGCCGCCGCCGGTGATCGGGTAGCCGGGGAACCTGGGGCCGTGCGGACCCATCGGGTTCGGCGTGATCGGCCGGCTGCCCGGCGGCGGGCTCCCAGCGCCAGGTGCCGGCGGCGCACCGCCGGTCGGGGTCCTCGGCTGTCCACCGGGCGGCCCTGGCGGCGGCGGAGCCGGCGTCCTCGGCGCTCCAGGCCCCCCCGGTGTCGGCGGCGAGCCCGGGGAGCCGGGAGCGCCGGGGCTGCCTGGCGTCGGTGGGCGCGGGCGGGGCCGGTCCTCGACGGGCACGTCGGGGCCGAAGTAGGGCACCTCGGCCCACCATCGCCACAGGCCTGCCGCCGTCCCGCCCGGGTGCGTATGCGTGCTGTCCTTGTCGTAGCCGAGGTAGACCTTCGCCAGCAGCGGCCAGCTCGGCGGATGCGGGTAGTCCCGGCCGAACTCGAGCGGCGCGTCGTAGGTCGCGTCGCGGAAGAAACAGGCGCGCGTGCTGATGTGCGCGATCTGGATCGGGTGGCCGTCGCGGTCCTCTCCGAGGTGGTGCTTGTCGCCGCGAAGCGCGCCGCCATGGATCGGCCCGCCGCCTTCCTCCGCGAGGATCGCGATCAGGTGGCTGCCCTTGCGCTCCGGGCTGAACTTCCCAGAGGAGTCGGGGCCGCTGCCGAGCAGCGCGGCCGAGGAGTCGGCGGCCGAGGCCGCCCGCAGCAGCGATGCGTTCGCGATCGACTCCTGATCCTGACCAGGCATGTCGTCGCCGAGCTGCAGCGGCTGGCTGCCAGAGGATCCTCCCGGAGTGATCGGCCCGGTGACGGGTCCTGCCGGCGGCTCGCCGCCGCTCCCGGGGCCGCCCGTGATCGGACCGGAAGGACCGCCGGACCAGCCACGGATCCAGACCATGCCGAGGCCGGCAAGGTTGTCTACGCCGCCGCGGCCGAAGTTCAGCGCGATCGCGTTCCCGCCGGACAGGTCGACGTGCCGGCTCGCGCCGTCCTCGAGAGCGACGACGCGGAAGGCGGACTGCAGGCGTGCGTGCCTGCCGCCGATGCCGGGCGTCCGTGATCCGGCCATGCATGCCTCGCCGGACGGCTGCAGATCGACGACGAGCGTGCCGCAGGTTGCCGGGCCAGCGGTCGACGGAGCGAACAGCCGGTTGTCGAGGCTGCCCATCACCTCCTGCTGCGAGGTGTCCGATGTCGTCGGGAAGACCGCCACGAGAGTGCCGCGAGGCAGGCGGCTGAACGACCGCGGCCAGCCGGGGTAGATGCTGGCGAAGCGGCTATCGCTGTTCCAGCCGAACGAGCCCGCCGGCTGCACGGCTGCGTAGTCGCCGGTGATCGGCGCACCGCCGGCAGAACTCATCGCCCGCCCGGTGATCGCCGCGAAGCCCTGCGCCCAGGCTCCGACCGACCGCAGGCCGCGGTCGCGCGTCTGCCAGAGCATCCAAGGATGCACGGTCCCGATGCTGCCCTGCGTGCCGTCCCTGCCGATCTCGACGCCGAACTGCCCGGACTCGCCGTCTGACACGTCCGGGGAACGCATCACGCGCGCCCCAAGCACGTGCTTCTTGCCGACCAGCGGCACGTCGGGGTCGTGGTCCTGCAGGGGCAGGATGCCGTCGTTGCGTGAGTCCCAGAGCTTCACGGTGAGCCGTACGGTAGCACACCAAGGAGAACGTGCCGAACGCTGTTCGGCAGCATCGCAAACCGGCTGACGCTGTGCGGCTCGATCGAGTACTCGTGCAGCACGATCACTCGGGACGACGGCGCGGCACTGACGGCGATCGTCGTCGAGGCCATGTTGCCGACGAGGTCGCCGACCTGGTCGCCGAGCGCCGTGGCGACCGTGCCCGTCCAGGTGTCCGCGAAGCTGGCGATCGCCTCGGCAGCGACCGCGCGGCTGTGCGCCCGAATCTCGCTCTCGTTCACGAGCACATAGCCCGGCAGCGGCCCGTCGATGCCTGGCTCGTCGTACGGCTCGCCGTTCTCGTTCACCATCTCGAGGCCGAGCAGGCGCGCCGCGGTGAACCTCGCCACGGCATCGTCATCCCATGCCCACCGCGCCGTCGCTTCGCTGGGGTCGACGAAGATCTCCATCGGCGGGCCGGAACCGCCCTGCAGCGAGAAGCTGTCGCGGAACACGTCGTCGATGTCGTCGCTGCGAACGGTCACCTTGTGGAACTGCCGCTTGTTGTTCGGCGCCGCCGGCACCATCGTCAGCATCGCCATCACGGTGGTCTTGTTGGCGAGCAGGAGCCCGTTCGCGCCCTCGCGCGTCTTGCCGCCGAGCAGGACCGGCACGTCGATCTGCCGCTCGATGTTGTCGCTCAGACCAGAGAACTGCTCGTTCTCGTCGACCAGGTTGCACGGGATGAAACCGTTGCTAAGGCCGTATGGGCTCTCCAGCCAGTCGATGCGGAAGATGCCGACGTCCTCGTCCAGCATCGTGACCGCGCTCGGCGCTGCAGGCGTGTCGACGGTCTTCTGCCCAAGCTGCGGCAGGAAGTCCAGGTTGATGGTCAGGAACCGGAGTCCGTCCGTGTCCCGCTTGCGCGAGATCTGGAACCTGTCGTCGGCGAGCATGCATGCCTTCGCCCACACCAGCGATCGCGCGCGCAGCCCGGTCGCCGGATCCAGCAGCCGCACGCGCGTCGCCTGCAGCGACCGCACGCGCTGCACGTATCGCTGGTTGATCCGGAACGTCTGCCGGAAGTGCCGGCGAAGCGATGCAACCCGCAGCTCGGGATTCGAGGAGATCTCCTGCGTCGGCGTCGACCTGCCGACGTTGCCAAGGCATCCCTCTAGCCCGCCCTCCATCCAGTAGTGGCGGAGGGTTCGGAACGTCCACGGCAGGCTCTCCTCAGGACGGTCCTCGTCCATGGCCTTGAGCCAGTCGCCGGCCTCGATCCAGGTGCCCTGCCGCACGGTCGTCTCGACTTCCTCGCCGCGCTCGGGCAGGAACACCTTCACCTGCGTCGTCGGATCGACCGTCGGAATCACGTTCTCGGCGAACGGTGTGTTCTTGCCGGGCCTGGCGCTGGTCTGCCCGCTGTAGTCGTCGTCGAAGCGCACCAGCACCTCGACCTCGCGCTGGTAGTAGACGTCGATCCTGATCGGCCGGATCTTGTTCTTGCGCACCAGCACCGGATGGTCGCCGTCCCAGGTTCGTGTCTCCTGGCTCTGGATGCGCTGTTCCGTCTCGCGCAGCGCGGTGCCGTCGAAGATGCAGACCTCGCCGTCAGGCGCGACGAACACCTGCGCGCCGGGGATGTAACCGAGGATCTGGCCCAGCGCGACGTGCCCGGGATCCCGCAGCAGGATGTTCTGCAGCGAGAACTTGCCCTGCGTGTCGTCGCCCTTGATCGGCAGCGACAGGATGCGGAACCGCTGGTTCTCCAGCGTGCTGAGCACGTCGCGCAGCAGGTCCTCGGCCGTCCATCGCCTCTTGCCGTCGATCAGCGAGTACTCGCGGAACTGGTACTCGTCCGCCGTCACGACCATCTCGATCGGGACCGGCCCCTGACCCTCAGGCGCGAACACGTTGCCGGTGCGCTTGGTGACGTTGACGTCGCGAACGATAAGCTTGTACGGCCACAGCCAGCGGCAGTCGGCGACGACGAAGCTCGCACGGTGCGGACTGTCGCTCGGGCTCTCGTGCAGGACGTAGACCCGCTCGATCGTCACGGTCTTGCCCCTGGCGTCGGTGATCTTCAGTTGCAGCGGCCGCCCCATCTGGTGGCGGAGCGCGTCCCACTGACTGCGATGCACCGACATCGTGGTCACGTAGGGCGCCGTTCCAGTGGTCAACCGCCACTGGATCGCCTGCGTGGCCGCAAGGGGGACGCCGCCAAGGATCGCCTCGCTCTTCATCCGAACACCGATTTCGACGCGCGTTTCAGCGCGTTCCATGCCGGTGCGATGAACTCGAAGATCTTCAAGGCGATGACGTCGTCGATGCTGTTCGTCTGCAGCATCGGGTCGAGCATGATCGCGTTGAGGCCGCGCTGCATGATCTGGTTGTGCCGGAACCTCCAGTTGTAGAAATCGACCGCCTCGCGGTGCGCTGGCCCTCCTGGACCCTCCCTGCCGAGCTTCTGCATCAGCATCGGTCGGGACTGGAGGTCTGACGCCGCCATGAGCTCGGCGGCGAGGTCGACCACCTTCGCGCCGAGGATCTTGTCGCGGAGCACATGCCCCATGTTCGAGAACGAGCGGCCGGACTCGCCGCGGATGATGACGAGGGCGGCGAACACGAGCGCGTGTAGCGCAAGCCCGACGGCGCCACCGCGGAGGTTCGTAGCCAGGAAGCGGCCGATGCCTGCGAATCCCGCGCCTGCGACAGCCCTCCGCATCGTGCTTCGCGCCAGGCGCCCAGGGATTCCACGAGTGCGCGCCAACCTTCGCTCGATCGGACCGGAGACCCGCCGAGTCCCTCCGGTGCGCACAGGGTCCCCAACGTCGACGTTGACGTGCAGGACGAGGTCGTCGTGCCCCTTCATGCTAGAACAGCCTGCCCACGGTGTTCTTGACGGACCACTTGACGGCGTTCCAGAGGTGCTCCCTCCAGTTGGCCGAGATGTCGTCGATCAGCGCCTGCGCGGTGGGCGCGAACTCTCCCGACCTTCGGATCAGGTCTGCGCCGCGCTCCTGCGGCCCGTAGATGTTCTCGACGTAGTGCTGGAACATCCGGTGCGCGCCTGAAGGGATCGCGTTGGCCCTGCCGGCGATGCGCCCGAAGATGCGGATGATGTCCTCCTGCGCTCGGTTCTCCGCGCGCACGCTGGCCGGCGCGTCGCCGAGCAGCCAGTGCGACATCCGCGAGCCGAGCAGGCCGCCGACCTGGCCGACGTAGTCGCCAATGCCTCCGAGCGTTGGGCCGGTGAGGCTGCTCGTGAAGCTGTGCTGGATGCTGGAGACGGCTCCCCCGAAGAAGCCGCCGACCATCCCGGCCACGCCGGCGCCGACAGACCGGACGCCGGCAGCGACGGGGCTCGACACCGACATGCCGATGGACCGCGCCGCCGAGCCTGCCTCGTGCGTGACCTGGCGCAGATCGGCCTTTGCTGCCGACGTGTCCAGCCGGACCCTGACCTTCGCCTCCCTGGTCACGTCAGCCGCCTCCCCCCGGCGTGATGGGTCCGCCGCCGCCCTCGATCTTCTGGTGCCACCGCTCGACGATCGTCTCGTGCAGGAGCGTGTAGCGGACCTGCTCGCCGAGATCGGCGTCGCCGACGAACATCGGCGTCACCCGGCTCTGGTTGCTGACGATGTTCCAGCCGTCCCCCTTGACGGCGCCGTCGTGCCGTGCGTCCGGGCCGCTGTCGTCGCCGAGCCGCTCGGTCCATGGCTTCACGATCTCGCCGGATGCCTTCTCGCCGACGCGCTTGTTCGGCGCCTGCTCGCCGACGGCCATGACGACGCGGTTCCAGATGCGTTCCCGCGTCGCCCAGCCGGCATCCGCGAACGCCATGAACTCGCCCTTGCCGTGGACCGGCGTGTAGTCGATGTGCCGGCTCTCCCTGTACTCGACGTCCAGCATGGCCTCGACGATCTTCGACCCGCCCTGCACCTGGAACAGCATGCCGAGCCGTGCGCTGAGCTTGTTGGTCGTCGGCTCTACCTCGACCTCCTCCTGCTCGACGGCGAAGACCTGCGGCGAGAACTCGCTGCGGAACTCCGTCAGCAGCCGGTTGCGGATCTTCGACCTCCAGAGCTGTGCTGCGTCCTTGCCCTTCTTGACCGAGCAGGAGTAGGAGAGCGTCGCGCGCCGCATCCTGGCGATGTTCTCGATGCCGTCGCCCGGGTGCTCGGAGGTCAGGCGCATGGCGATGCGATGATCCGCGATGTCCTCGTCGTCCAGCGACGTGCTCTGGTTCGCCAGCAGCTCGACGTAGGTCCGGGAGAACTGGGCGAGGTGGTCGTTCCGATCTGCCTCGACGGACTCCGCGATGAGCTCGAACGTGCCGCCGCCGCTGAGTCCCGAGAGCACTGCCTGCGCCCGGGAATCGAAGGCCGCGGCATAGCGAGCCGAAGCCTTGGTTCCGCCCTCGCCGGTATAGGTGCCGCTCATCGTCACCGTGCGCTGCCCGCTGGCTGCCGTCTGGATCGCGACGCGCAGATCGCGCAGACCCTGCTGGTCGGTCGCCGGCAGGTCGCCCTCGATCGTGACGCTGTAGGAGCGGGAGAAACCGCGGTCGGTCGCCTCGTCGCCCGACTTCGACACGGTGGCCCTGCTGTTCAGGATGCTCGTGCCGTGCGTGTAGGTCATGCTCGTCGCCCCCAGCCGGATCACCATGCTCTGGTCCCGCTTGCTGAGGTCGCCCTCGATCGCGAGGCACTCCGCAGCGAGGCCCTCGTGCGACGAGGCGGTGACGATGAACGACGCCGTGACGCTGATCTGAGAGCTCGACCTCGCGATGGTGTAGGGCCCGTGCAGGATCAGTCCGGTCGAGCCGCCGATGGTCCGGCTGCCGTAGCTGATCGAGAAGGCGCTGGGGTCTGCCATGGATCAGGGGACGAAGAAGGAGCCGCGCTCGGGGCTGCTGCTGCCCTCGATGGTGCCGCTGCCGCGGCTGTCGTAGACGGCGAAGACGGTGTAGACCTGGCCGCTGGCCTGGGACCCTACGACCATCGGCTGCGTGCCGCTATAGATGACGGTGCCGTCAGATGGGCTGGCCGACGGTGACGTCCCCTGCTTGCGGACGAGGCGGTAGCCGGCGAAGTCGAAGCGGTTGGCGCAGGCATCTCCGTCCCACAGCCAGCGATCGGTCTGGTACCGCAGGCGCTGCGGCGCGGTGTAGAACGGCAGCGCCGTGCAGAGGCACCGGATGGTGATCTCAGCGAGCGCCAGGGACCGGCCTGGGGCGATCTGCCGCGGCGGCGCGCTGGCCGTCTCCTGCCCGACCATGCGCACGCCGTCGTGCCCGGACAGCGTGCCGGCGGCGTCCCTGACGATCGCGCACAGCTCGGCGACGCCTCGGCCTCCGGATCGGCCCAACGCAGCAGCGGGGCCGCCAACCAGCGCCTGCTGGCCGGACTGGTCGCCCTGGACATCGGATCCCACCACGACCGCGAACTGCTGCTCGAGCAGGTCGGGGTGCTCCTCGTCGGCGGTCGCGTCGAGGATGCCGACCATGGCCCATGGCGTCACCTGGGGCACCTGGTCTTCGGTCGGCACGCCGGCGAAGACCTGCACGCGGTTCGACCCGCCGAACACCAACGCCTTGTCGCCGGTCGGCCAGCGAGCGCGCTCCAGCAGCGAGCGCAACTGCATTGCCACCTGCCGCGGGTTCACGGATCACCCCCCAGGGGTCGGTCCGGGGCGGCCTGAGGCACCTCGTGCCTGCCGTTGCGGAAGATCCCGGCCATGGTCGGCTGCTGGCGGGCCGCCGGCGTCTGTCGCTGCTGCGAGATCGCGGCGACGGTGGCGATCCGATCGAGAAGCCGGGCCTCGCCGTCGTCCTCGTCCTGGCTGGCGACAGCCTGCGCCGCCTCGGGGTCACGGACCGACCATCCGACGGCGGCGGCGACGTCGCGGGCGTAGGCGTCGCCGTCCTCGGCTAGGGCGTCGCGCACGCTCGCCGGCTGCTGCGCGAACCACTGCAACGGCGGCCGCCAGGCGCGTAGCCACTGCCGCCACGTCTCCCGGTCGATCTCGACCTGCTCGCTCCCTTGGGATCGTCCGCGCAGCATCATGCCGGCGACGACGCCGACGACGAACGACGCGATTGCGATGGTCTCGCTCATTGGGGAAGGTCCAGGTCGGGAAGCCTGCCAATCTGCGCAATCCTGCCCTGCCCGTCCCGAAGGCACTCGAAGGTCAGCGGGATGCCGAACTCGGCCGAGCGGCGGAACTCCAGCTCAGCGGCATCCGACCACATGGGAACGGCACGGTAGACCACCATCCCCATGCCGTGGGCGAGATCCTCGGGGACATAGGCGAGGGACACGGACCGCCCGAGCGCCGTGCGCCCCGCGAACCGGGTGCCGGGGATCACGATCTTCGGGTGCCCAGTACGCTGGCCCTCGGCCGTGTTTCCGCCAAGCAGCAGCTCGATCGCCTCGTCGTCGGCGCCGCGCAGGAAGCAAGCGAACGTCCAGTTCTGGCCGGCGTCGAGGATCTCACCGATCTCGCCCGTGCTCTCGTACTGCACCCGCAGCGGGTCCCCCGATGGCCGCAGCACGCACATGCGCGCCCGCCCGACCGGCTTGCCGCCGTACGGGAAGGAGCCGCCGGCGAACTCCTCCGTCGGTCCGACGACGAGCTGCCCCGGCACGCGGAGGGTCCTGGCTGCGAGTCCGTAGGCCATCGCTACTTCGCCTCCATGATCTTGACCGCGACGACCTCGTGCACGTCCTGGATGGTCTGCTCGGTGATGCCGACGAACGGCCTCGGTCGCACCTGGCCCTTGAGGGTGCGGCCGCGGAACTTCCGGTTGAGGATCCAGCCGAGCGCCTTGCGCCACGGAGCGCCCTCCTGGCGCAGCCAGTCCGCGAGCAGGTCGGCCACGGCATCGGTGATCCTGGCGCTCTCCGTCGGTCCACCGTGATGCATGGTGCCGGCGTAGGGCAGGTTGCTGCCGACCTCGACGACGTCCTTGCCCACGATCCGGTGCGCGATGGATGCCGCCAGCCGCCCGGTGTCCTGGAGGGCTGGCCGAGGATCGAACCGCCGGCGGGGCGGACTCTTCTTGCCGGCCGCGAAGTCAGCGATGATCCCGAAGACGTTCGGGACGCGCCGCCCAGGCCACGTCACGCCGCCGAAGGCCTGCGCCCGGAAGGCCTGCTGCGATTCCGCGACCATGAGCAGGCCGATCTGCTGCAGCGCCAGGCGTGGAGCCTCCAGGTTGCGCTCCCACCGTTCGACCTTCGCGCCCTTGGTGACATGCTTCACGGCTCGTCGTCCCAGTATGGATCGCTCAGTCGGCGGCTGGGAAGCACGCCACGCGCGAAGGACCGAGGATCCGACCATGGCAGCACGGGGGAGCCGAAGCGCGTTTCCTGACTCGGCTCAAGCTGGCTGTTGGTGCTCGGCGACATGCGCCCCCGCGGCCCGGTCGCCTGCAGGCGTGCGAGCATGCCTGAAGGCCCGAAGACCTCGCCCCACTCGACGCGGGCCGCCTCGGGAGCTACTCCTCCGCGAGCGCAGAGCATCGCGATCACGCCTCGCTTGCCGATCTCGACGTGCGTAGCGTTGCTCGCGTCGTAGTCCGTCTGCGCCCAGACAGGCCAGAGCGCGATGACCGCCTCGGCCGCCGACTCGCCGCGCGCCGTGTTCGATGCCGTCGCCGACGGATCGCGGACGTTCGTGAGCTGCGTCAGGATGTCGGCGTCGTAGCTCCCGACGACGGCTGCCCAGAGGTCCTGTGCTGCTGCCATGGACTCACGGGTCGGCGATCGTTGGCGTTCCGCTGCTCGGAAGGTGGCCAAGCCCCGCCACCCACATCCACCACTGCAGGACGCCCGTGCCGGGGCTGCCGCCGGTGTCGGTGAACTCCATGGTATCGCGCACCTTCCACGCCACCGGCGTCGCGTGGTTGTTGCGGATGTTCCAGTAGGTGCCGTCCACGAGATCCCACGGCACGAAGATGGCGTCGTCGACGAGCAGGAAGCCAGACGATCCGCTCGCCCACTCGATCTCGATGCGCAGCGGGTTGGCCCAGAAGATCAGCGGCCAGCACGATGTGCCGATCGGCACCAGGATCTCCTGCCATCCCGAACCGATGGACGCCAGCGCGGTCGTGACAGTCACCGATCCGAGCCGCAGCACGAAGTTCCCGCCCGTCGCCGACCCGACGGTCTTGTTGACCATCACGCGCAGGAAGTAGGGCGTGTCTCGATCCAGGCGGTTGACCCGCATGTCGTCCAGCGCCTGCCGGATCGTGATCGTCGATCCGCCCCACGTCATCCGCAGCGCCCCGTGCGTCGTGCTCAACGGCGCTCGGGTGTAGAAGTTCGTGGTGTCCTGCGCCAGCGCGGCACCGCCGGACACCTCCTGCCAGCCGGTGAACTTCGGCGTGCTCGTCGACGAGAAGCTGTCGAAGCTGCTGTTGCGCAGCAGGCTGCCGCCGCTCGCCGACCCCGCGTGCGCAACACGAAGCTGCGCCGTGCTGATCCCGCTGCCGAACGTCCCTCGCTCGAGCGCGTCCGGAGGCGGAGCCTGCCCGATCAGCTCGAAGACCTCGGCGAACTCCGTGCCTCCGGTGTTCCGGTCCTGCACGCATCGCAGCGTCTTCGTCTCGACGTGGCACGCCTGGATCTGGTACCCGCGCCAGTCCACGGTCAGGCGGCTGACGACGCCGTTCCCGACGTTGTCGGTTCCCGGCGTTGCCGTGGTGTCGAAGGTGATGGCGCGACTCAGCACGCTCTGGCTGGTCGCGTGCATGTGGTCGTACAGCTCGCGGAACAGCTCGCGGATCGTCGTCGCCCCGCCCTTCGTCAGGATCCGACCGTACTCGTAGAGGATCGGCGCGATCGCTTCGATCGCCCTCTGCGAGTCCACCAGGCCTGCCAGGCCGGACCGGATGCGCGCCGCCAGGGCGGTATGCGCTCCCGGGGTGTAGACGCCCTCCAGGTCCTGATGCATCCGGTCGATCGCGTTCCCGCCGCCGACCATCGAGTTGTCCGCGAAGTCACGGATCGTCTCCAGCAGCCGCACCGCGTTCAGCCACTGCGCGCGGATCTCGGCTTCGGACGGCGCTCCGCTCACTTCTCACTCCACCGGATCCCGGTCTTCGACAGCGGCTCCGGGTAGTACTCGCCACGGCTCGGGTGATCCTGGTCCTGCACCTCGGCCGCGAACAGGTAGTTCGCCACAGGCTCATCGAGAGGCTCCCGATGGTAGGCATGCGTCGGCAGCCCAGCCGCCCGGCGTTGCGCGATCTCCTTGGGGGTCGGGACGGTGATCAGCAGACCACGACGGCGACGCGACTGCTCGCCGACGACCGAATCGATCCCGGATCCTTGCGGCCTTGCGACGGCTTCTGCGTCTTGCTCGGAGCCAGCGAACCGAACGATGGTGCGTGGCAGGCGCTCCGCGAGGAACGCGATGTCATCGCGCGTCAGCTTCACCAGCGACCCGATCTTCGGCACCCGGCGCGTGTCACCATCCGGAGTCCGGATGACGTGCTCCTGCAGCTTCGGGAAGTGGATGCCGCCGATGTCCGCGTGCTCGACAGGCAGGCCTGGCAGCGCGCCGATCCAGTACGTGCGGAACGTCAGTTCGCTGGCCGGAGGCAGAGGCGCGGCAAGCGCAGAGCCTGGAACCGCCAGAGCATCACTCTGGCCCTTCTTCGGAGTCTCCATCCTGAGGTCTTTCAGCTTGACAGAGAGGCCGGAGGATCCGCCATCGCCATGGCCCGGCCGAGCGCCATGGCGGGGCTCTCGATCAGATGTTGATCTTGATCGCCGCGTAGGGCAGGCCGATCCCGTAGCCGGAACGGCTGTCCCACTGGATGTACTCCTCGCCGGTCGTGCGAGTGATGTCGCTGTTGTTCTGCCCCTCCAGCGAGGACCGCTCGAGGACCGCCTTGCGCTCCATCTGGAACGTCGGGAGCTTCGGCGGCGACAGCAGGAACATGTACCACGAGCCGGTCGGGATGCGCGGGGTGCCCCACATCAGGACGTTCCTCGCGGCGTCCTGGATCACGTTGCTCGGCGTCACGCCGGCGTCCGTGCCGCGGACCATGCCGATGCGGCGCTGCTGGAACGCCTGATCGAACACCGCCTGATCGGCGGCGCTGTGGATCACGAGCGCGCCGGCAGCGATCGTCTCGGGCGCGAACAGCGGCTGCCCCTTGCCGTCCTGCATCTGCGTCCAGCGGGCGATGCCCTTGTAGTAGTCCGTCTGGACGTCCGAAGGGTTCGAGACCGTGGTTCCGGTCACGAGGTTGCCGCCGGAGACGCCGAAGCGCGCAGCGCCGGATCCGTCGGTCGTCGCGAAGAAGGCAGCGCCGTCCGGGGCCGTCGGCAGAGACGGCAGCGTCGTCAACGAGCCGGTGAGAAGGTCGAAGAATGCTCGCTCCGGAAGCAGCCCGAAGCTCTCCCCCGCCATGCGCGCCGCGTCGAACAGGCTCGCCGTCTGATCATCCTCGCGATCGTTGACGTGCCACTTCACCCGGCGGCCCCAGTTGTGGACCGCGACCGAGAACGCCTTGCTCGCCATCGCGTCCTGCGGGATCGGGTCGCCGCGACGCCACAGCTCGACGTGCGGAGCCGCGTCGAAGTAGCCGAACGTGTGCTGCCGGGTCGTGGCGCGAATCGACAGGTCCATGACCTTGCCGAGCATGCCGCTCGCCTGGCGATTGCGGATCTTGGTGTAGGTGTCCGTGAACTCGGTCCGCAGGCCGGCCGCCAGGATTTCGGGTGCGATGATGATGTTGGGCATGGTCGCCTCAGCTGTCCGTGTTCTGGATCCAGATCTCGAGGATCACCTGCCCTTCAGCGAAGGCGGTGACCGCCGATGCCTCGACGCTCAGGAGGCCGTTCGCGGATCCGGTCGAGTTGGCGGTGATGTTCGTGCCGGTGATCTTCGCGCCAAGCGGCGTGCAGTTCGCCGAGGTCAGAGCCAGCACGCCGCCGGTGACGTCGGTCGTGCCGATCTCGAGGTTCAGCGTCGCCGCACGGCCGCCGGTCGTCACCGGCACCTTCACCGAGGCATCGAACCGCACCAGGCGGAAGGCGTGCGGGATCACGACCTCGGTCAGGACGTCCCCGGTCCCTGCGATCGACGCGAGGTTGACAGGGATCGTCAGGCAGTAGGTGTTGCCGGTGTTGCGCTGTCGCGCGCTGACGGCATCGTGCTCCTCCGGCGTGTAGAGCTTGACGTCGCCGACGCCGGAAGACTTGAAGCGGATCGCCTGTCCGATCGCGCCGACCATCGAGGTCTGCCCCTTGGCGAAGTCAGCCGGGTTGTCGGTGCTGCAGTAGACGCGCTGCCGAACGTCGCCCTGCACGAACGTGCCGGCGATCGGGACATCGACGAGGGTCACGCCCGACACGTCGACGATCGCCTCGACCGGAGGCGTGGCCGACGTGTTGCCGGTCACCGTCTGCGTGCAGACGCCAATGAACCGGTGCCCCGCGGTGTCCGACCAGCGGTCCAGGAAGCCGTTCTGGTCGAGGCCGACAAGAGCGCCGGCGTAGAGCGTCGTCGCGTTCTTGACGACAAAGCTGCGGGTCTGGCCCCGCGGCTGCGTGCGCGTGTAGGGGGAAGGTCCAGCGAGGTTCGCCATGGCTCACTCGTCTCCGTTCTTGTCCTGCTCATCCCCGACAGAGGGGACGAGGCCCATGTTGATCCGCAGGAACTCCTCCTCCGACCAGCGGGCCAGCCCGGCACGCACAAGTGCCGCGTGAGTCCGCGACAGCTGCGCGGCTCGCTCCAGGGAGGCGGGGCCGTCCTTCTGGTACCTCAGGACTTCCTGGCTGTGCGTCGCGCCCGAATGCCCTCGGCTGCGGCCGAAGTGCTCCGGAGCGTCGCCGACCGACTTCTCGATGCCGGCGACGTAGGCCTCGAACGCGGCGAGACCGTGCGCCTTGCAGAAGGCGGTCAGCTGCTCGCGCAGGTTCGCGCCGAGCGGCTTGCGCGACAGTCGCTGCATTGCGCCGTCGACAGCCTTCGCGGTCTCTGCCTCGGCCTTCTGGGCCGCGAGTTCGGCCTTGAGGCCGTCGATCTCGCCGCGCAGCGCGGCGATCTCCGTGTTCTTGCTCATGGTGGAACCTCCCGGCGCAGGGGCCGGGTTCTTGTCCTGATCGCTCTCCTCGGTCTCCTTGGCCTCCGTCTTGGCCTTGATCGCGGCGATGAGAAGCTCGTAGTCGGAGACGCTGATCGTTCCGGCCTCGATCGCGGCGATGACGGCCTTCACGCTGGTCGCGACGTCGCCTTCTACGGCCTTGTCGCCGACGTCGTCGCCCTTGTCGCTCTCGAGCTTCTCCCCGGACTTCTCATCGTCGCCGTCCTTCTCGCCGCCATCCGCTCCCTTGTCGAAGCGGAACATCAGCGCCATCGCGCGTCCGCGGCGGAAGCTCGCCGCCACTGGCGCGTTGGGAGTGACCTCGACGCTCCTCGCATCGACAGGAACTCCGTCGATCGACTTCAGGAACAGCATCGGCAGCTCCAAGTACGGGGCCTCGTGATCCAGCAGCGCGAGAGAGTCGATCGACGGCGTCGCCGCGTCGTAGATCTCCACCGAGCGCCACGGCAGGCGCTTCTGGGTGACGTCCACGGCAACCACGCCGTTGGTCAGCACAAGGTCGGCAAACACCGCCATGCGCTCTTCGCCGTGGAACATGATCGGGGCCGCATGCGTGATCCGGAAGAATCCCGCAGCGACCACGCCATCATCGCCGTGATGGCGGACGTGCAGCGGCGGCAGGTAGCCCTCGGCGGCCCGATCCTTGGCGTGCTGCACAGCGGCCTTGATCCAGTCCGCGTCGAACTTGTGCTCGCCACGCTCGCACTCGACGAAGATCGGCACCCCTGCGATCACCATGCCGTCGGGCGTCGTCTTGGCGTCGTATCCAAGCATCGTGGCCACAGCATGCCGGAACCGCCGTCGCAGGCCGTCGCACTTGCTACGCTACTCGTCGCCGGCAAGCTCCATGTCGTCGATCAGCCGCTCGATGCACTCCATGGTCGCCAGCGACGGCCTCGAGACGTGTCCGTGCAGCATCCGGCTGAGGGTCGACCGATGCACTGGGATCCGCGACGCGAGTTCGGAGACTCCGACCCTCCGGGCAAAGGCCTGCAGCTTCGCCCGCAGCTCCGGTCGCAGCCCAGAGTCGTCCGCGTCCTTCATGGGTCGATGCCGATCCGCACCAGGACAATGCCGGCTTCCGTCGGTGCCAGCTCGCCCTCGGTGAGCAGCACGCCGTAGAGCGCGCCGTCGGACGACAGGAACGGAAGGCGCAGCGTCCCGGCGTCGTAGAGCCACACGTCGGTCGCCATCTCCTTCTTGGCGCTTCCAGGAAGCGGGATCCGACCGACGAGGCTGCTGCCCATGTCCATGTCGAAGGCGAGCGCAGCGTTGTCCTCGGGAGCCGGCAAGGGGCAGGCGTCGAACAGCAGCAGCGCAAGGTCTCCAGTGGTCTCCGCCTCGATGAGCACCTTCGCCGAGGTGACAGTGCCGCCGCTGCCGCACTCGCGGAATCGAAGGACGCTCCCCGCAGTCGTTCCGATGACGTCGCCGGCGGCGTACGCGTCGTCCGTATCCGGCCGCTGGAACTTCACGGTGCTGACGCTGCGGCGCTGCGTCCTCTGACGAGACCGCTTGATGAACAGGTTCGGAGCGATCACAGGCACCTCCCGCAGTAGTAGTCGATCCCGATCATGGTCGGGTACGGGGACTCGGAGTTCGGCAGACCGGACCCGAACGTCCAGCCGACGGCAGAGAACGCGAAGTCGGGCTCTTCCCAGCGCACCTTGTAGAGGGCGCCGCAGTTCACCTGGATCACTGCATCCTGCTCGTAGTCCCACATCCACAGGAAGTTCGTGCCGACGCCGGTGAGTTCCTTGCGCGCCTGGCTCGGCTGGCACAGTCCCGACGAGACAGGCGTCGTGATGCTCAGGGCCGGCGGCGTGAACGGCGGCGTGGTCTGGCCGAGGGTGCCGTCGGTCATCCCTGTCCACACCATGCGCAGGCGCAGCTCGCAGGGCGTCTTCTGCTCGCAGTCCGATCCTGGCTTGTGGCACTCGCCAGAGTAGACCCACCAGAACATCTTGCGCAGCGAGACGGTCATCGAGTTCGCGCCGTTGGTGCCGACCCGACCTGGCCATGATGGATCCTCGGGATCCACCATCGGGGCTTGCACGACCCCGGATGACGGCTGCGGCTGCTGGTTCGGCTGTCCGGCGATCGGCATATGCCGAACTTGCTGGCCGTCGATCGTCAGGTAGCCGGCAGCGCAACCGCGGCACGTCGACCGCAGGTGCGTCTGAAGTAGCGCAGCACTCGGCTGCTCGTCTGGTGGCACGCTTGCCGGGACCCCATCCGCGATGGTCTTCGGCCAGATGGGCGCAACGTCATCACTGCCGTCAGTCATGGTCGGAATCCTTCGTCTGGTCCAGCTCCTGCGGGGATCTGCATCTCGAGGACGCCGCCGTCAGGTCGGAGACGCCCCATGCGCCGCAGTTCCGGGCGCGTGACATGCTCGATGCGACAGCGGCAGTTGTAGCCAAGAGGCGGCTTCATCCGCTGCCAGTCCGGGTTGTCGACGCTGAGGACGAGACCGTCCGCTGCTGCGTGGTTCGGCCGGGTGTCTGAGTCGAGCACCGCAACGAACCTCAAGGCGGGGATCACGCCACGGATGTCCGGATCTCTCGCCTGCTCGATCCTGGCCGTGCTGGTGGCCGTAGCGATGTTGGTTCGGACGCAAAGGGCCGCGTAGGCCTGCGTCCATTCCGCAGCCTTCTTGCGGATCTTGCGCACAGCGTCTCGCACGATCCGACCGGCTTCCACCTCTGCCCAGCCTTCGCGTACGGCGTCCGCGATGAGGGCTTGAACGCGCTCGGTCACGACCATCGAGGCGCTGCGCGCGAACCCGATGACGTGCTCTCGGGAGTACAGGCGGGCAATGATCCGGGAGGCCCTTTCGGCAGCATCCCTCACGACGACCGGAGCCCGGCTCGTCAGGTCGGCCGCGGCATCTTCAAGCGCGACCGGAGCCAGCGCGAACCTCTCTCCGTCTCCAAGCAACCGCGCGGCGGTCCGCAACACAGACAGGGCCGTCGTTGCATGGGACCGCACCATCACGTCGCGCATCGCTTCCGCCAGGCGGGCGGTCGAGGCCTCTGCGCCATCCAGGTCGCCGACCGCCTGCATGGCCAGCATGTCGCCGATCGCCTCCGCGTAGGCCTGGATCGCGCTCTGCGGCTCTGCGGCTACGCTCATGGCCCGAGGCCGGGAAGTCCAGAGCCAGCCGGCAGGCCCGGCAGGCCCGGCAGGCCCATGCCCGGCAGCCCCATGCCGATGGGGTCGGCACCGGCCGGCGTCGATCGCGGCTGCAGAACCTCGTCGTCGGGGCCGGGCCGGCGGAACCCGATGTGCTCGTAGACCTCGTCGAGCGCCAGCGGCAAGCCCATCCGGCTCGCGGCCTCGGCGACAGCAACGCGCACCTGAGGATCAAGGTGCTTCTCCTGCCGGATGTTGAACCGCGGGCGATCCTCGGCGATGCCCAGATCGACCATGTTCGCCCAGTTGTGGAACCAGATCGCGCCGATCAGGTGCGTCGTCAGGCTCTCCTCCAGGCTCTCACGATCGAACTGGATCAGCGCCTCGGTGCTGTTCTCCTGCACCTCTGCCAAGGCGTAGCTGCCGCCCTTGTTCGCTGCGGTCGTGATGTTCGCGCCGAGGATCAGCGTGTGGATCGTCGTGCGCAGCTCGTCGCGGATGTCGCGCAGGAGCGCGTGCCCTTCGCCGCTCGCCTGGATCACCTCGACCTGGTCGGTCTTGTCGTAGACGAGGACGTGCTTGGACCGCAGGCGCTCCAGCACCTTCTGCCAGTCCCGGATCAGCTTCTCGTTCGGCAGGCCAGTTGCGGCATCCCTCGCGCCGTCGACCTTCGCGGCGACGATGCCTTGAGCCAGGCGCTCGCAGGCCGCGAGCGATTCCGCGAACACGTGCTCTTTGGCGTACCACCACCAGCCGAGCGCGTCGAGCAGACCGCGGCCGTAGCCCAGCGAGCCCTGCTCGTCCTGGTAGGTGTGCTCGATCACGTCGATGGACTCTTCGACCGTCTCATCGACCCACTGACCGACGCCGATGTCGAACCGCTGCCAGGTGGCATGCACCCGCTGTCCGTCGTGGTGCGGGACGATGCGCCGCATGCGCTTGTCGATGTCTTCGAGCCGCACCGGGATCCACCACGTCCTCGGCTTGCCGTCGCCGATGCTGAGCGTTGCGGTCTCGGCATGAATGCGGGCGAACCTCTGGCCGTGCAGGAACGCGCCGGCGAGCTGCAGCCGCGCCTCGGTGAACCGTTGGATGCGCGACAGCAGCGGGCCGCAGACGGCGCGGGCAAGCCGGGCGCGATCCGCGTCCCGGTGGTAGGGATCCTGCACGAGGTCCCACTGCCTGCCGGCGATCAGGTGCTTGCGGAAGTTGACGGCATGCGCGATGTCGGCGTCGCGCAGCATCTTCTCGAGCACGTCCGGGTCGCGCGCCTGCCAGACCGAGGGGTCGTAGAGCTGGACGCCGCTCCTGTAGGCGCTGTAGAGCGCGCGGACGTAAAGCTCGCGCGCCTGCGAACGGCCGTGCATCAGCTCTGATGCCATGCCGCGCCAGACCCTACCACGCTCGGTTCAGTGGCGCAAGAGGTGCGCCCGGCCATCGTCCTCCTCCTCGTCCCGCTCCTCCGGGTGGATGTCATGGTCTGATGCGGGTCGGTTCGCGCGCGCTTCGACGAGCGGCGCTGTGGCAAAGCCGCGTGTCGCGAGCCATGCCCATGCTCCGGACGTCGCGTCGACGAGGTCGCACGTCGCTGCGTCGGGAAACCCTTCGACCTCGTCGAGGAAGGCCTGCGTCCAAGGGCCACTGAACAGGCGGATGCCGTCGCGCTGATCGCTGGGAGACCTGCCGGCGTCCACGCCCCACCATACGGACCCGTTGTTCGGCCCTTCGCCGCGGCGCTGGTAGCCTCGCTCCAGGCACGAGGCTACCGGGTCGGCCCGGCCAGCCTTGGCGCTGTCGCTCGATCGGTTGTGTTGGAGCATGGGGTTGTCGCCGAGGCCGTCCTGCGGCCTCGCGCCGACTACCCGGTAGCCCTTCTCCCGCAGCCGGCGCTCGATGGCGAGGAACTGCGCGATGCCGCCGCTGCCGCCCTCGATCTCGAGGCCGACGGTGACGTGGTGTCCGTCGGTCTGCGCCTGCTGCACGATCAGGTCGTCGCGCCGACCTGGCGTAGCCCGGAAGGCGACGGCGTGCTCGATCGCGTACACACCAGACCGGTGGCGGGCCATCAGCACGCCGGCCGTCCTGGCGGCATCGGGCCGCTCGGATGCCGCGAGGTCCCACCACCGCACGCGGACGCAATCCGCGAAAGCCCAGCGGTCGCGCTCGGGGTCCAGGAGCGGGCCGAACCACTCGCGCCGGAAGTAGTCGCCTGGCTCGCGCGCGCTCCAGTCGCCGCGCAGAAGTTGCGCGCGGACCGTGGGATGCAGCCCCTCAAGGCCGGCGATGTAGGCCGCGCGATCGATGTGCGGGTTGTCCTCGATCCTCGCCGGCACGTACGGATGCTCGGCACGGATGCCTGCCGCCGGGTCTCCCACGAACCGGGATCGCACCCAGGAATGCCCGGGACCTCCTGGGTTGCTCGTCGAGAGCGTCCGCAGCGGGATCATGCAACCATGCCGGCGGCGGACACGGGACAGCCCGATGAACCGATACTGCGACTCGCGCGGAAACTGCGTCAGCTCGTCCCACAACGTCGAGTGGAACTCCGCGCCCTGGTACTGCAGGTGGTCGTGCTCGTGCGCCAGGTAGCCGAACGCCACCTTGGCCCCGGACGGGAACGTGAACGTCTTCGTCGTCCCGTCCCAGGCCACCCCTCGCGGCACCCACCAGGAGATCGCCCGGTCCATGATCGCCCCAGGCTTCGCAAGCTCCGCGTACGTGCGCCGGAGCACCAGGCATGAGCACTCCGGGTCGTCGACGTACTGCGCCGCCGCCATCAGCAGGCAGTCGCTGTTGTGGGTCGGGATCAGGTGCTCGCCGGCGAGGAACAGGCGGTCGGGCGACGACACGCGCAGGCACTTCATCGGGCGCGCCGGCACCCGCTGCGCGTCGACGATGTAGCGGAACTTCGTGGTCCGCCTCGTGCTCATGCGCTGCCGCTCGAGCTTCCGCGGCAGGCGGAACACCGGCACGCGGCAGGTCGCGACGACTCGCCATTTCGGACCGATGACGCGGCCATTCAGCTTCGCGACGCCCTCGCGCACTACTGCCTTGTGGCCCAACGATCGCAGCAGGTGCGAAACCGCTTCCGCGAGCTCCCGATTGGTGTTCGTGAACTCGACGCCGCCGTCGTCAGCGACGCATCCGTCGGTGTCCATCAGCCCCTGCAACAGGGCGAGTCGCTGCTCGCGCGAGGCCCACAGGTAGGCATGTGGCACGTGCTTGTTGCCGAACACGCCGAGCGCGCGTAGCTGCTGGCGGAGACCGAGGAAAGCGTGCGTTGCAGCCTGCCCCGTCGTCTTCGCCTGCACCGCTCCCCGCTGGAAGCCAGCGGCGTCGAACGCGGCCAAGATCTCCGGATCCATCGTGGTTATGGAGCCCGCGGTAGTGGTGCCGTCGCCGAGCCAGACGCCGAGCAGGTATGGGTCGAGCGGCAGGTCGCGGTGCGGCAGATCCAGCGGCTCGGCCACAGGAATCGCGTGGTTGGCCCGCCCGCTCGGCGTGCGCAGCGTCGCCACAATCTCCGAGGTCGTGCGAACGGTGCCCGTTGGCAGAGCGCCGCCTGTTCCGGCCCTCGCCTTGTTCCTCTGGACGATCGATGCGAGGAACGCCGGAGACTTGTTGCCCAACGATCTGCTTGGCCGACGGGCCCGCCGCGCCGCGCGCCACTCCTCGTCCTTTCTGGTCAGCGCGGAGAGATCCAGAGCGTCGAACGTCAGCCACCGATGGTCGTCGTTGGCGATCAGATCCGAGCCGTCATCGAACGTGAGCCTCCAAGCCGCCGCGTGCTGAACCTCTGACTCCGCGAGGATCACGTGCGGCTGCCCATCGCGGCCGAGCACGGCGTCGCCGGGCGCCAGGTCGCGCAGCGGCACGAACCCCGATGGCGTCGGAATCGGCGTGTCGAGGTCGAGCAGCTTCCCCCCTCCGGCAGCCCCGCCGTAGAGCGCCTCGAATACGCGGCTTTCGTCGCTGCGCAGGTGCAGGCCGAGAAACAGCTGCTGCGTCGCCGTCGGCCAGTGCGGCAGGAACGGGTTGTCTACGATCCCAGGGCAGACCGCCTCGAAGGCCGCCAGAAGCCTTCGGCGCGCCTCAGCCTCCCGCTCGTCCGTTGGCGTCGTCATCGGCCAACAGCTCCTCGCCAAGGGCGGAGAGCCGACGGATGCCGTCGAGCAGCTCGCCGCGATCGGGGACTGGAGGACCGGCAGGCTCCTGGGTCACGTGCAGGCGATCGGGCTCGGTGTCGCATAGCCTGTCCAGTAGCAGCTTTGCCGCATGCACGTCGCCCTTGAGGGCCGCCTTGAGGATGGCCCCGAAGATCGTCCAGATCGTCTTCGCCAGGTCGACGTCGGCCTTCGCGGCCGCGTCGATGATGATCCGGCGGAAGTCGAAGCCTCGGGCGCGCCCGTTCGGGTTGCCGGTGCTACCGGGGAGCCAGCGTCCGCGTTCGTCCCGTTGTGGTTTGTAGTCGTGCATCGCCGTGCTTGTCAGGGAGCATCATGGACCGGCACAGGCCATAGCCCGAGCCTTCCGCGGCATCGGATAGGCTGCTCTAACTTGCGTGCGTTCCGCAAGATCCATCCGACTGGGCCAAGCCAGTATCTGGCATCGAGATCGTTGAGTTCGCGCCTGCTGGTCACGATGTCGACGACGTCAACGGTCGCGATGATGGCTCCGAGGGTCAGCCTGCTCTCGTCGATGCCGAACCTTCGGCACAAGGCCGTGTCGGGCCTGCAGGAGGCGTGGATGGCGATGCGGAACGGCAGCGACAGGCGCGGGGCCCATGTCCTGTTCTCGACGGTCTTCTCGCCGTTGGCGATGAGGGAGGCCCATGGCTCGCGGACGCTCAGGGCGTAGGCGAGCGCCGAGGAAGGCCTGGGATCGAGGCCGATCGCGTCGGTCCCGTGGGGAGTGTTGTCCATGATGCGATCCTACCACGGTGCCTGACGGCGTCGAGTTACGGCTCCTTTCCCTGGCTTGAAGACCCCCCATCGCTTAGGCGGACCGTACCCCGTGACGGTCATCGCCTGTCGGATGTCGGGGTGGGATTGGCCTACGTATTCAAAGCCGTAACATGGCCTGGCTCCTTGCTTAGGAACGATGTTCTTGGGATTGACGCCTACCCTCTTCCTGGGGTCTCTGACGAGTTTCCAGCGTGGCGATCGCACGTGGGCTCGAACGAAGCTCGGATGCGCTGGGTAGTTCCGGAAGCGCCAGCCGATGGCCTTGAGCATGGCCCCGATCGAGTCGAGGAGCACGAAGGCGAGGCCGAGCCCCTGGTAGTCCGGGAGTGTGACGATGCGGCTGACTGCGATCAGGTTCATGGTCACCGGGTGCGGTCGGTAGAGCAAGCCGGCCATGACTGCCAGCTCGGATTCTGCCCACAGCCCGAAGCATTGGGCGGCCACCGGAAGTTCCGCGCTCAGATAGTGATAGCGAGAGAAGCGGGACCACTCGGAGCGTGGCACCCTCGCGATCGTGCAGGCGATGCTCGGTCGTCGTTGAAGACACCTCCAGTGGAAGCATCCGCCTGCCCCCATGTCTATCTGCCAGTCGGGCTGCAGCCAGTCGATGATGTCCGCGTGGCAGCTCACCGCCACCAGCCGCCCCTGGCTGGCGCGCACGGTCTTCTGGACTGCATGCGAGACGATCTTCGCCACCTGCCGGTCGACGACGGAAGTGAACTCGTCGACCAGGACGGTGCTGTCGCCGGCCTCGGCGAGGATCCTTGCCATGTCGGCACGGAACTTCTCTCCGTTCGAGAGCACGTCGTACGGTCGTAGCCATGCCGGGATTGTGTTCAGGCCGACGGCCGAGCAGGCGGCGACGATGTCGTTTATGGCCATGCCCGCAGGGAAGCAGTCGACCATGGCCGTCCCAGGCTTCCACTCCGGACGGCGTTCCGCCCCGAAGAGCTTCCTGGCGATCGTCGTCTTGCCGGAACCGCTTGGGCCGAAGATCAGCCCGATCTTCCATGGCCGCTGCTCGAGAGGGGCCTCGATCTGCCATTCGAGGCGCTGTCTCTCAGAGATCGGAACGTCGTACATCGCCGCCACCTGGCGGCAGCGGATCGTGATCGGCACAGAGGACTCGACTACAGCATGAGCGGTCGGCATTGGTATCCCTCGGATTCGAGCCGCTCGATCAGCCTTGCCTGCTCTGCCTCGTTGCGGCACTCGACCTGAACCCCGTAGGTCACCTCGAAGGTGTTCGGGGCCTCTTCATCGACTGGTTCCTCGAGAGCATCGCGGATGTCGTCGTCGCTGAGCGCCAGGAGCTTCCGCACGTCGTCGGGGATGGTCTCCAGGCTTCTGAGGAGGACGTCTTCGTCCCAGTCCGCCAGCTCCGCCGTCCTGTTGTCGGCGATCGCATACTGCACGGCGGTCGCGTCCTGCTCGTCGACGACGACGGCGGCGATCTCCTCCCACCCGATGGCCTTCGCGGCCTCGAGCGTCGCGTTGCCGGCGCGAACGATCATCCCTGACTTCTGGACGACGATCGGCTTGCGCTGCCCGAATAGCCGCAGGCTGTGTGCTATCGACTCGATGTTCCGCTTCGGGTGTTTGCGAGCATTCGCCGGGTCTGGAACAAGGTCCGCAATCCGCAGCATGCGGACCAGCACTGCTGGGTAGCGATCGGTCATCCTTCGGCGATCTCCTGCTCGCGCGCCTCGTAGGCGGCGGCGACCGTCTCCGCGTCGCTGCCGGTGAAGTGCTGCCACCGATCGCGCAATGCCTCCAGATCCCGCATGCTCGAGGCGGCTTGGATGGCCGCGACGGCATCCTCTGCGAGGTCGAAGGGCGCTTGGGTGGCGGCCTGGATCCCCAGGACCTTCCTGGCAGCCGCCGCCCTTGTCGATGGGGCCTCGGCGCTCGCTGGCGCTTCGGTGGTGGAATCGGCTGGGTCGGCGCTGTCGGTGTCCATCTCGTCGTCCCTCTGTATCGCCCCGGTCATGCCCATGTCCATCGGGACCGAGCCCCCGGCCAGCAGGCGGCGCAGGACCGACTTGCGCGCCATGCGCGGGAAGTCCTTGTGCCATGGAGAGTCGCGGCGAGGCGGGCGGCCTCCGTAGCCGTTCTCGGCGAACCGATACGCCTCCGATCGCTCGCGGAGCGCCAGGATATCGGCCCTGGGCATCACCTCGAAGATGGGGTCATCGGTCACCGCCCTGGTGCTGTTCGGCTCGGTGATGACGCAGCGGGCGTAGGCCGCGACGACAAGGTCGTCGGACCGGTCGATGTCCATCCGCCAGGCGTGGTGCAGCTTGTTCTCGCCGGGCAGCCAGTCGAACGGCTCGCCTTCGTAGACGAGGTTGGCCGTGATGCTGTGCACGCGCGGGTGGCGTAGAGCCATCTCCATCAGCCCCTTGTAGCCGATGATCGACGTCACCTCTGGAGCGCCCCTCCGCTCCCGAGGAACCAGAAAGAACTTCTGGTAGCGAGCGCCGACGAGCAGCTTGCACTGCGCTGCATGCAGCAGGCACTGCATGGCGGTTCCTGGAGAGCGCCGGAATGCTTCCGCGAGCTTCGGCTGGGCGGCCACATCCTCGGCCACGGCGGAGATGAAGTTGCCGACCGGAAGCAGACCCGAGATCAGCTCATACGACAGGGCTCGCTCGATCTGCTGCCGGAAGTGAAGGCACAGGGCCTCGCCAGGGTTCTTCGCCGTCTCGACGGCGGGCGTGCTTTGCGCGCTCACGCCTCACCTCCCTCCAGGAACGCCGAAAGGTCGGCGACACGGACCGTTCGCCTCTGCTCCGCGACGGTCTCGGGAGGCCGTAGGAACGCCTCGTAGGTGCCTCGCTCCTGCTTGCCGAGGGCGGTGGTGTCGAGCTTGCGGAACCGCGCGGCGATCTCCGGATGCGCGGCCTCGAAGGCGGCGGCGTCGAAGCGGCGGTCGGCTCCAAGGCGCACGATCGTGACGACCTTGCCGGCGGGAGTGCGCTTCACGATCTGCTCCGCATCCTGGGCGAAGCCCAGTAGCAGGGCCTTGAGGCGCGACTCCTCGGCCTCGCATTCCTCGACTACCTGCCGGCGATACGCCGAGACCTCGGCGAGCGATCTTGCCCACGCAAGCTGCTCCTCGGTCGCTTCGACGGTCTTGCCGCGCCGCACCAGCCAGCGCATGCGCATGTCGGCCTCGTCGCGAGGGTCCGGCGGGTTCCCTTCGCGCAGCCTGGCGAGGAACTCCAATGCCTGCTGCTCGATCCGCTCGATCACATCCTCGTCGAGGTGGATCCGGTAGATGGAGGTGCCGGACAGCAGGTTCGCGGCGAGCAGGCCTTCCTCCGCGGATGCCAGGCCTGGATACTCGTCCTGCCTCCGGCATCGTCGCCACAGGTGCCCCTGCACCTGCACCTGCATCCAGTACTGCATCGGCACCTGATCCGTGCCGGGATCGCCCCATTCGGGGCTCCGGCTACGGACAGCGTGCTTGACCTCCAGCGGTCCGACGCATCCCTGCCTCAGGCACAGGCGGTCGAGATGGCACGACAGCGGGCCGTGAACAAGGCGGCGCTGGTTGCTGGCGGGGTCGATCGCCAGCGAGTACTTCCGCGCGGCGATGCGAGCGATTGCGTCCTCGAACTCGCGGCCTTCTTCGAGGACCTCGCTGTCCTCGATCGGCGGCATCTCGCCGCGCATCTGCAGGTAGAGGCCGAGGGGGGAGAGTCGCGGGTCGCAGCCGATCATGGCGGCAACGCGCGACGCGGAAACGGTGCTGTGATCCATGCGGGCAGTCTACCGCGCCTGCTCGCTGCCCGTCAAGCAGTCTACGACTCGCCTCCAGGCCGCGATGCGGCGCGCGCTCGTGCGCTAAGACACGCTCAAGCCTTACGAGTAGCCTGCATCAGGTTCGCCTGCACTTGCAGCACCGCGCTCTTATTGGCGATCGGCTTCTTCACTCGCGGATGGGATACGAGCTTGTCCGCAGTGTAGATCGTCACCCAGTAGAGACTTTGCAGTTCGCGCACCGTCAGCACGGTGTCTAGTTCGAGGGTCAGGACAACGCGCCGCCGCTTCTGCTGTTTCATGCGTACGAGCATACCACAGCGCCTGCCAGTAGTGCGAACGGCAGCAGTAGCGTCGCCGCCAGGCATTTGACGGCCAGCAAGAGAACGTCGAGCCGCACCATCGACAGCGCACCTGTGCTGTGCGCACGCGGCGGCCGCGGCACTGCGCGCAGTTGCGCCGCCGGCCCGTCGCAGGGCGCAGGAGGCACACCGCGCAGGTGGCGTCCTGCCTCCGGTGTGCGACTCCGGCGCAGGACAGCGAGCAGTAGGGGCGAGGCACCGGCTCGCGGCGCTGCAAGTAGGGCTCGCGGCACGTCGCGCAGAGGGCCGCGCGCACCCAGCGCACCTGGCCGTGCAGCAGCCGGCGATGCCACGGCCCCGGGTCGGAGGGTGCCGGGTCGTGGATGCCTGGCGGTGCGATCGCGTCGAGCGCGATCGTTGTCGGCCGGCTGCCGCGCCGCCCCAGCCGGCGGCGCTGCTCGTCGATGCGCGCGAACCGCCGGCGGGCGGCGATCCAGGCCGCTAGCGGGACGCCGCGCGAGGGGTCGAAGCTGCGCCGCGCCTGCCACTCGGCGATCGCCTCGATCTGCGCCAGGTCCTCGTCGCGGCGAGGCACGTCACTCCACGCGCGCCTGGCCCTTTTTCACGCCAGGAAGGCGAGCAGCGCGGCCGCGGCAACGGCCAGCGCGAGGAACACCAGCATGCTCTCGCCGTCCTCACGAACACTGCGCTCCGTCCGGCCCTGCCCACCACGGAAGAACTCGTTGCTCATCGGATCGCTCCTTGGGCTGCAAGGATCACATCCTCGATGCGCGGCCGCAGCCAGAGCCACGCGATCACCACGCGCACCGTGCGCGTCTCTGCCGTCGCCAGCGACGTGCCGGCGGGCAGGAGAGTCCACGGATCGCCGCCGTTGCGCACGATCACGGCATCGCCCATGGCGATGCGCAGGGGGGCCTCGTTGAGCGTCACCGCTCGACGCGCGGTGATGGTCACGTCAGCAACGCACCAGCCGGGCTGGTCGGGATACCAGAGCGCCGTCATCTCTACGCGCAGCGCCGGTGCGGCCACCGTGCCGACCAGAAGCACGCGCAGCGCAGCGCCTTCGC